CTAGTGGCTTTGTCACTATCCCTTTGGGATGACCTTCGGAAAGACGAACATACCCTGTAGGGTCTGTAACCAGACGGTTTCTGGTACTATGATGGAGATGGATTATGTCCATACACGCTCCGCCACTTACACAGGCGTTGTCGGAGACTTCCTTAACGTCACGTGGTAGGTATCACGTTAGCGCTAAGGCAAGTCGCACACTGTCCTATCTTAGTAGTGAAGGCCCAGTTCTAGTTGAGTGGTCGTTGTATAATGCCCTTAGGGACATGGGATACGACCTAGACCCGGATAGGGATAACAAGAGTAAGTACTCTCCCACGGGATTGGTAAGAGCGTTGGCAAGGTACGGTACACCTCGCGACCTCTCCCGGTGTCGTCCAGACGTGCTTCAGCAGGCGATGGACCTCACGATGCGGGTCTTTGGAAGGCGTGCAGCATTAACTCCTCACCCGTTAGACGAATATTTGTTCAAATTCGTTCAGCGAGAGAAGAGCTCCGGTTTGCCTGATTTACAGCGTAAGGGTGATACTTATGAGGTTGATCTGGCTCGTGCTATTCGTATAGCCGCCGGAACTCGAGCGCCTGATCCTTGTACTGGTTTTCACAGGGTTCAGCATGGAGACGAAGGGCCTAAGACCAGACTAGTTTGGGGTTACCCACTGTCTATGTTCTTCCTCGAGGCACGCTTTGCTCCCCTGTTAATTGAAGAGTTTCTGGACAATGCTACTCCCATGGCGTTTGGTCTCTTCAAGTCTCAGGTATCAGCTAGAATGCAGCAGATCAGGAATAGTGGATTGCGTTATTCCTTGGATTTTTCAGGGTTTGATTCATCCATTGCTCCTGAATTCATCGACTTCGCTTTCGGGGTTCTTAGAACTCATTTCGACATGAATGATGAGCAACGTTCTTGTTGGAATAAGATTGTGAACTACTTCATTCATACTCCTATTATGATGCCAGATCAAGAAGTTTGGGTGAAGCACCATGGTGTTCCCAGTGGTAGTTATTTTACTCAGATGATTGACACAATTGTCAATTATCTAGCTGTGACCTATGCGTGGATGCGAGCTGGAGGCCAACCTATTCCAGATGACAAAATTTTGGTTCTCGGAGATGATTCTGTCTTTGGTGAGTCAAAATATGTGTCTCTTGAGCTCTTGAAGGTATACTTCAATGAGCTTGGGATTGTTCTGAATGATGTGAAGTCTGGGATTTCCCATTGGGGCCGAGACGATCCACATTTCTTAGGACATTACTGGAGGAGAGGATTCCCTGACCGTCCCGAGAGGGAAATAGCGATCAGATTAGCCTTTCCTGAGAAACCTGTAGGGATAAAGGACGCTTTGGAACGTCGTAACACACGAACCCTTGGTTACGTGGGTGACGCAGTTTCAGCGCATCGTATTATCATGGGACTTTCAAAACCAAATACTGGTAATATCGCTGCTCAATATGCCTCCTTTCTCTTCGATGGTGACGGGATTAGAAAGCTACCCCCGCACTCTCGTCCAGGTTGGAC